ACTATCTCTAGGAAGAGATACCTCAACCTTATCATTGAATACGGTATCAAAGAAAAGCTTAATAGAGTCCGTCGTACCCTTTGCAGCTTGGAAATCTTTGATTTTCTTAATCAGATTTCTAATATCATATTTTTCAAAATCAATTTCTGGGAATCCAGGCAAGAACTGGTGTTTGATTCTTCCTAGGAAGTCTTTTAGGAATTTGGAATAAACATTACCAACAGTAGAACCTTTTGCATGACACTCAGGAACTGTGACTCTGAATACTGGTCCATTTTCATTATATTCAATATTATCAGAAAATCCTCTACGGATATTATTAAAAGACGCTTGCTTGTAACCAGATCCAGGTTCTACGACTCGGAATCCAGTAATTTGACCCACACCAATAGTAGGAACCAACTGTGCCTTTGGTGGATCTGCAATAACAACTGATGGTGGGTTATTTGCATCATAACCTGTACCGAAATTCTCCATTAGGATATCAGTTACTTCGCCATTGAACACAATAGCAGTAGCAACAGCACCTGTTCCACCAATGTAATTACCGTCATCATCATAACGGTTATCAACAATGTATACAGTTGGAGGATCGGTATATCCGTGGCCACCAGATACTAGTTCAATAGATGTAATACCACCATCAACAATATCAATAGACAGAGACTCAGCTCTTCTATAGTTGATAGCTTTTACTCTTGGGGGATTGTTCTCATCAAATCCATATCCCTCATTTACAATATTTACAGAAGTGACTCTTCCATCAGTAATAACAGACTCAAGAATTGCAGCTGCAGGTCTATCTACTAGTTTTTCGTCACCAAAGGTTGGAAGATCAACGTAAATCTTAGGACCAGTTGTCCAACCAGAACCGCCATCAATAATTTGAACATCAAAGATACGGTATCCAGGTAGTTCGTTTGAAAGTGGTGTAAGAGTAATAGTTCCAAAAGTTGGCATTACTGGATCTACTACATCAATCCTTGGAACTTCTGTGAATCCAGATCCAGAATCAATAACCTCAACCTCAGTAATTGTATCGTCGTCACTAACAGTAGGTGTTGCAATTACGTTACTACCACCCTCACCAACGACAACAATACTTGGTGGGTTTTCTTTTTCATATCCAGCACCACCATCTACAACGGAAATTTGATTGATACCGTCAATCAAAGAATATACGGCTGCACCAGATCCCTCTCCAGAGATTTCAATCTTGGGAAAATAGTTTTGTGTATATCCAGAACCACCACTAGAAACTCTAACCTTAGTAATAGCACCAGCATCATCAATCTCAGCATATGCAGATGCTCCTTCACCAATTGGAGCGGAAGTAGATTGAATTGCAAGAATCCAAACACTATCAGAAGAATCTAGACTATTTCTAAAAATAATTTGATCTCTAGAAATATTATAATCATTGAAGATAGTAAGAAGAGATCCATTCTTAAATACCAAAAGATATGAATCAATGACTGGAATGTACGACTCTCCATTATATTTGAGATCATAGATTCTCTTACCAGTCTCTGGGTTAATACTATTGAGTTTATAAATTGGCTCAGTAATATATGACTGAACAAACTCAATATCAGCGGTCAGAAGAGTTTCTGGGTCTTGTGCTGCAGGAGCAGTAGCAAATTTGATTTCATCATCATCAACAGTAGAATCTTCATTTGATGTGAAGTAATCAACTCCAGGCTCAAGATAGTTGCCATAGAGATTGACAAGAATATGATTAGCAGATGGAGAAAAGACACTTTTTGTCAAACTCTTCAGTTTGAAGACCGTAGTAGTACCGTCTAGCTGCTGGGTAATTTGATCTAGGTCAACAAATCTATCCCAAATCAAGGACTGGTTAATATTTGGGAGAAACTTGACTGAAGGTGAGTCTGTTTTATCTTTGTAGTAAATTAGTTCGTTGCCGATCCTAATTACGCTGTCTTTATCAGGAAATCCTTTAGTTGTAGATACAACAATACTATCAGCATCTTTCTCTGTGTTCTCAATGAGAAGAGTAGAAGATGTCAGTTTTTCTGGAGTATAGTTGTCCAGATCAAAATAGTCAGAAATGTTATAGAGAAGATCTAGAGCTTGTCCAGGTCTTTCAAGAGACTCATAATACGATCTAACAAAGTCAACAAAACGGGATTCGTCTTCTCTGACGAAATCGGGGAATATGGTCTCAACTTGTGATGAGACCGACTGTGTTCTTTTCTCGTAATTCATCTGCGTTTGTTAGTCCTTTTTAGAAGCAGCTATCAGTTTCGGTATTCGTAAATTCGTCGATATCGATTGTAGACTCAAAGAAGTCGTCACCAATCGCACCAGGGTCAACTCTAGTTAGGCCAGATCCAGACCCAACATTTCCAGTGCCAGTACCAGTTCCAGTATCACCAGCGCCACCGCCAGATCCACCTGAACCACCAGATCCACCAGATGTTCCAGTTCCATCACCTCCATCGGTTCTACTACCACCAGCACCGCCAGAACCATCTGTTGTGCCTCCAGTGTTACCACCTGTCAGTGGTGGTGGTGTCCAGTCTTCACTTGGAGTAAATGTAGTTGAATCATCATATACATCAATAACTGTAGGGAATCCAATCTCAGGAATCGTGTTATATGGGAATCTTACAGTTGGGTTTGTTGGTTTGACAGAAATCAACAAACCACATGGTCCAGGATTAGAAGTGCTAACAATATTTATAGGACCAATAGTCAACTTACCCTTGTCATAGTCAATCTTTCCAATGGCTGTATTAACATAAACTCTCTTACCATTATCAATATAATATAATCTAATATTGCCTTTAGAATCGTCATCCAATTCCAAATTTCTATCAAATCCAACAATTTTGAATCCTGATGACAAAACATTGGTTTCGTCACAGGCACAACTTCCATCTCCACCATCTCCACCAGATCCGTCACCATTTCCACCGCCACCATCAGTTCCTGTAGACCCCTTTTCTAGAGGAACGCCAAAATCAAGATTGTAAACAGTATTATTACCAAAATTTGGACAAATAGATTGTCTCAATCTCACATTCAAAAGAACTGAAGTAATTGATGGATCTGCACTGTCCATCGCACCAATCAATTTACTATAACTTAGCTGACCACCAAAATTATTGAAGTTATTTTTATTATATCTCCTTAGAGCAGCTTCAATTAAATTGTAAATTGACTGTTGACTCAAATTAGTAGCATTTCGGTCATATTTGACCAAAATTCTTACATCAGCGTATGTTTGAACAGCATCTAGGATTTCCAAGTCTACTGATGCGACAGCATACTCCAAAAGTGCGTTTTTAACTCTTCTTTTAGTCAGAGCATTGATAGTAGTACCACTTTTGTTCTTAATTGTAATATAAACCTTTCCATATTCAGGTGGACTCAGCGATTCTCCACCAATTGCCTTAACATTAGCTGTTTGTGGATAAACAATTCTTACAAGTGACTCATAATCCGTCTTTGTTACAGCTCTTGACTGAGTTGCAGCAAATCTAGGAGCATTAAATCTGACTTGTTCAATACTTTCCTGTTCTTCTCCACCTTGAGCTCTTTGAATCAGTTTTACTACTGGTGTAAAAGTAACTGGTCTCTTAAAGCTATCAATTACGCTACCAACAAATGTCAGTTTCTGACATCCATTAGCCTCAGGACCTTTTGTGGTCATATATTCAATTTCAATGACCTCACCGTCAATTAGTTGTCTTCCAGTTTTACCATCACCAAAGTAAATCTCATATCTTTGGTCTTCTGCTTCTTGCAAGAAGTAGACTTTTTGTCCTGGACCAATAGAATCAAGATTTCTAGCTAATTTGTAGAGGTCACTTTGAGTTGACTGAGCAGATGGTTTAACTTTTACTCTTAGAGTGCTCGTATCAACATCTTTATTGGGAATAATGTACTTATTAATATTACTAGTATCTACAACCCAAGAGTATCTAAGAATATTACCTTCTTTCAGAGCGATAGAGTTAAAAGAAACTCTTCCAGTAGTAGAACTTACTGGACTTGTAATTTTATCTTGTATATTGAAGACAAATCCAGCTCCTGCTTGAACTGAAGAGGAGAATACAGGTCCAGGTTGCAGTTCTACTGTAGATGGATAACTACCATCTGGACCAATTTGAGTCTGAAACGCAAAAGAGACCACCAACTCAGATGCTCTACGAGATCGTGGAGTATAATTGAGCAGTTTTGCAATTTTTACAATATTATCACGAATCGTAGATGTCTCTAAGAACAACTCATTCGCTGTTAAGTTAGCGTAGAATGAAGAATAGTATGTATTGTACGCTAGAGTGTCTAACAGATACGAAATAGTTGAACCTTCAAAGTTATAATCTGAAAACTCATCCTTAGTTTTCAGATATGACTTGATAGATTCTTTAACTTCATAAAAATCTAAGTTTGTTAGGTTCTTAGGGTTCATTTATCTTGGCTCTAGTAAGAATGAAATTTCTCTAATAAGTGGTTCTCCAATAATCCTGTATTGTATTGTCACTTCAATTTCATAACTAGATTCAACCCAATTTACGTTCACCTCTTCCAGTTCAATTCTGGGCTCGTATAATTCCAGAGATGCTCGTATTTCATCTTCCATTTGATCTTTAACAATAAAATCAAATGGTTCAAACAGAAGATCTGTTACTCTTGAACCAAAGTTAGGTTCAAACAATTTTTCACCAGGCTTTGTCAAAAGAATATTTTTGACCGCGCTTTTTATAGCGTTCTCGTCCTTAAGGATATTTATATCACCCGTCAACGGATTTCTGCTAAAAGAAAGAGCGACATCCCTAAAGGATCTCGACTCTTTCGTTTTTATTCCGTATCTACTTGTTGCCATGTTTATCCTTAGGCTGAACTTTTCTGGAATTGAGATATTTATCAGCCTTAGGATCTGTTATTAGTACAACAGTCCCAAAGTCCTTTTCCATCATTGATGGAACATGATCAGGAATTGGATTTACCGCCATCTGTGTCTCCTTTTGGGTGTCCACAGAACTTTTAGAAGTGGTTCTATCACTACATTATCTATTTAGTAAGTGGGCCAGTGGTTGTTTGGTTTCTCCCACCAGAAGTG